GTTTGTTTGTTTGTTTGTTTGTTTGGCATTGTATCTATCCTTGGTTAATGTCAACTACATCAAGCGGACTTTGAGAATCTGCATAAAACGTACCATCCGCATTATGCCAGTGGCTAGGTGGTAACTCATCATCGTTATGCTCAACGATTAATAATTTGCCAAATGGGCTTGTATATACAACTTGCCCTTTATTGCCATTGCGCAATGTAACTTCTGTGTTTTGGCTTTCATAGATACGTTGTTTTAATGCGTAGCCTTCAAGCTCCCATAACTTAGCAAATGCGTTTTCGTAGGCGATATTTCGGCCTATTTGTACATCGTAGTTATCTTTGCTAACACAAGCACTTGTGCCGACTAACTGAAACCCATTTTTTAAAGTAATGGTGCAGATGGTGAGTAAGCCTTGATGAACGTATTCCGCGTTGTCCACTAAACTGTTTAAATATTCGGTTGTTAATTTGTTCATTTTCATTCTCCTTTTTTAAAAATCGCTGCTAGTTGATTTGGGCTGAATCGCCAACCTTGAGTTTTACCGGTGATTGCGTTGAAACACCACTCGCTACAAAAATATTTCGAACGTTTTTGTTTGATGCCTAATACAATACCAATTGCACCCCACCAGTCGTATTTACTCCCTTTTGTAGCATTGAAATTAAACTTAACTTCTGCTTCACTTACACCATCAAGCAACACCAAATCCCACTTATCTTTTTCGGCGAGGTCAATCTCTTTACAGCGTACCCCGCCATCTCGAATAGATGATGAATAACAATCATAATGGAGTTCATGCTCGTAGTGATGGCCTGATGTGTACTCAATGCGCTCAACAGCAATTTCGCAGTGAGAGTAAGGCCCTTTTGTCAGTTTACGGGTGAGCCAGTCTGAAAAACGCGCCAAAAGTGCGGTGGGTTTAAGCCCTGTTTTTTTACCTTTATAAAGCGCCAAATAAACATTAGCCATTGTTATAAGCCTCCATCAAGTGATCCATTTGTTTGATGATGTCATCATAGATTGACTGCATTTGCTCAAGTTTGAGATTAGGTGCTTTGAGCTCATACTTACGCATGCGTTGGTTGGCAAGCTCCATTTGTAGTTTTTCCAACCCTGCTGCTTGCACTAAAATTAAATCTGTTGCCGCTTTGTTGTTTAAACCTGCGCGTTTGGCAAAGTCCGTGATATAACGACTGCATTCGCCTTGATAGTTTGCTGCCTTATACGCTTCCGCTGCTGTTTGGCGCTCACGATACTCCGATTCAAATCGAGTCCATGTGCTGTAGATTTTTGCTGCGTGACTGTCAATTTGCTCGATTAGGCGGTTGCGCTTTTCTGTTAAAAGTGCGGTCAGTTTTTCGGTTGAAATTTCCCACTGCAAAGTATCAAGATTTAACTCATGTGCGTCACTTGGTTGTGGGTCAACTAAAACTGGATTACCTTGCTTATTGGCAATAATTTGCTTACCAGCGGCTTGTCCATCTAATAAAGTGCGGTAGGTTTCGTCCGCGATGTATTTTGCGCCATCCGGAACATAACCACCGAAATCATCATTAAAAAATCCGTCTTTATAGTAGATTGTCATTATTTCCATCTCCCGACTGCTAAGAATTGCAAACGACACAAACCTTGATTTGGGTTAGAGTGCTCGTAGTTGTACCAATATAAAGTGGTATTTGTTGATTTAGTGAGTATATTTACTCCTACATCATGATGATCATTTAGAGAGGTGGTGATATTGCCAAACACCATCGGCTTCCCAACAAAAGACACAGCCCAAGTTAATTGTTTTTGACCGGTTCCCCCAAATCCTAAACTAGAAGCATGAATATCATTAAATTCAGTGAAATAAGTTTGAATCATCATGCCATCTGGGTAGCGGCGAATCTCAAAGTCACCTATTTTTTGATATTGGAAATCGCTTAATTGGGCAGCAGTATTTAAAGACTTACCATTCGACGTAATTACATCCCCGGCACTATAAAAATCACCATTATGCTCAAAACTCCACAACCTGTTAGCACCATTATCCTCAATAAGATGGATAATCCCTCGCCCAAAGCCATCACCTTGACCTTGTCTTGTTGTGTAGCCGAATGAGAATGCTGCGCCGTATGTTCCCGCTTTACGCACTCGTCCCTTAATAAATGGGTGATATGCATCCCTATCAATAGAACCTGACTCTTCAACCATGTATGGCGCATTGCTAGTATATTGTGAGGCGTAACTACCATGACCATATTGAGCTGTAAAAATTGAACTTTCCGCCAGAAATCTATAACCGTCAAAACCGAATTTTTTCTTAGCTGCTCCGTAAGCAATATACCCTTTACTACTATCGCCTAAGCTCTGTAAACCGATTGAATGAGCATGGTCTATATCCAGAAATTTCGCATCATCACCAACCTGTACACTGTTGTCGTTGTTGGTTTGGTCGTTTACGATGATATGTGGCACAGTAAGCGCACCAGTCATGGTGTCGCCATTTTTTGACACTCGTCCATTTGCATTACTATTCGCATCTACGCCTTTGTCATACGCTGTTTTAACCGCCGCCGATGTCGCCACGGTATCATTGCTGTTGCTATTGACTGCGCTGGATTTTTTGCTATTTGGAATATAGTTCGTCAAGCTGCGCGTAATCGAATCAATAAAGCCTTTCAGGGTTTTAATGACCTTAGGTGTAGCAGCCAATTCTTCCGAATCTGAATCATAGCCGGAATAAAGTTGTACCTCGCCTTTTTGCGTGGTAGAGGCTTTTTTACGGTTATCATCAATGATTTTCACAATCGCTTGATATAGTTGCGTTTGTTGTTCTTGTTTCGGAGTAAATCCGGCTTTTTCTAACACATAATGCGCCTCAGCTTGCATGTCTCGCACGCGGTCTTGCACATCGTTTAGCCACGTGTCTGTCACGCGTGTGCCTTGCTCACCTGTTGCGGGGTTGCCAGCATGAAAGCGCTTGTCAGCGGAATTAATTTCGGGTAGTAACGTTTTCATTTTTTTGGTCTCTATTGATATGCAAAGTAACAGTATGTGTGCGCGGGTTTTAAGTCTCTAAAGAACTCTTCAATTATTGGATCACCAAATTCGACCAGGTGATCACCGGCAAACGAACTACCCGCGCGGAAATACACAATATTGTCGTCACCGTTTAACACTGTCACCCGCCACATATAAATCAAGCTCTCGCGTGGCTCATTTCTAAATTGCACCAAGTCACCTGGATTAGGCAGGTCGTTTTGCAAGGGCGAAAACTCTTTGATTTGGATCTGATAACCGATACTTTCGGCGATGCGGGTAAAGTATGGGATAGACAAGCCGCCAACGGCATTAAGTTGTACGATGACACGTTTAACGCGCTCTTGATAAGATTTACTTAAATCCGTTTTAATCCCGCAAATACGCTCCCAATCGGATAACATTTGGTTTGAGGTAGCGGGCTCAATTGCTGCCAATACCTCTTCTGCGCTTTGTTGTAAGCGGTCAAATGCACTGCCGTCCACTTCGCATTGTGCGATAAAGTGTTCACCATTGATGTTGTAACTCACGGGCGGATAAAGCTGTTTCAATACATTAGCGTGCTGCATTAAGCCATCTCCGTCACAGTCACCTCGCCAAGGCGGAACCATTCAATTTTGTTGACAATATCCGCTTTTTGGTTAGCTGTTGGCGCAATAAAACGGCGGTCAACCACACCGATTAAGTTATTCACCACCGCTTCGCATTGGGACACAATCAAGTCATCCCCAGGGATTAAACCGTTAAAATAATCCCGTAATGCATTGTTAATGGTGGTTTTAATGTCATTTAATGCCACACCGCTGATTTTAACCTGGATGTTAAAGTTGACTTTTGTCACATCTGGTTTAACGACCTTGCTTTCTTTTGCCGTGACCGGGCGTTCTTGGTCGATGTATTCTTGCGCGCGACGTACCGTATCATCACTTGGCACGCCGTTATCGGCCGTAATCGCAATATCAACTGTACCGAGCCCTCGGCGTAGCGGGTAAACATACGCTTGTTCAACGCCATCCACCTCTAACGCCCAGTCTTTGTAATCGTATTTATTGCCACCTGCAGCAGGTCGGCGGATTTTATTAAGTAACCGCTCCAACAATGAGCTATCGCTCTCAGCATTAGTCGCCCCCACAACGTCATTTAATACAACATCCGTGCTCACGCCAACAGGTGCAGCCATAAACGATCCTTTTGTAGCCGTTTTAATATTTTGCGCTGCCCCCGTAGCAAGGGAGCGCACCGCAACTACCGCAGAACCACTAGCGGAAATCACCGCACTTTCTGTTGTTTCGTAAAAACGTCCATCTTCGGTTTTGATTTGTAAACCAACGGCAATCACTGCATCAGGATTACCACTAACAGTAGCACCTTTGCCTGCTGCATAAGTGGCGTTTCGTCGGCGCAAACCGCGCAATCCTGCGTGTTTTTCTAAAAATTCAGTGTCGGCAGTGTCGGGGAAAAACTGTTTAATTAGCCATTTTTGATGTGCATAAATCCCTTCTGCACAGGCGGCCAAACTACTGGCACGTGCATAAGCGTCACTGTCTTCGGACGTGTCGGCATTTGGGTAATAAGTTTGGTAATCCCGCAGAATACTGGCACGGATTTCTTCGAGAGTTGGCACGA